NCTGCATATTATGAGTCGATATTATTAGAAAAGCACTGGCTCTCAAAGATGAGACCGTTCGATTGCGGACAAAGCCGATGTCTTATATGCCACGCGGAGAAGATATTGGGCTAAGCGATGAAAACAGCAACGCTTAACATAGTCAGAAAGAAACTGTCGGCGGTCAAGCCGAACCCGAAGAACCCGCGCCTGCACTCTCCCGATCAGTTGCGGAGGCTGGAGAAGTCGCTTGAGGACTTTGGGTACGCTAAAGGCTCTATGGTAGTCAATAGGGACGGGTATCTTCTCTCAGGTCATGGCATGTATGAAGCCATGAGAGAAGAGGGCTACACTCAAGCTGACTTTATTCTGGTTGACCTTCCACCAGGTGAAGCGGAAGCGTTTATGATAGCGGATAACCGACTTGGAGACCTCTCCACATGGGACTTGCCGCTGCTGAATGCTGAGATAGCTGAATTGCAGGATCTGGATGTGGAGATTGAAAGTACCGGGTTTGAACTGGATGAATTGGAGGATTTCAGGGGCGATAATTCGGTTACTGAGGATGACTTTGATGTGGGGGCGGCTTTGGAGGAAGAGCCGATAACGCAGCCGGGCGACTTGTGGTTGTTGGGATCGCACCGGGTTCTGTGTGGGGATAGTACGAAGGAAGAGGATGTTGAACGGTTGATGGATGGGGGAAAGGCGGATATGGTATTTACTGATCCGCCTTATGGAATGGGCAAGGATTTCGAGAATGATAATCTGTCAGATATGCGTAGATTTCATGAGAAATGGATGGCAGTGTGCCCTATTGCCAGCGGTTATTTGATATGGTATGACCCCAAGAATATTTCTGATATTATTGTCCCGGGTGAAGGCCAATGGGGTCATATGCTTGACTATTTGCATTTGTATAAACCTAACGATATTGCCTTCCCTCGACAATCATGGATTCGGAAGTCCGAATCCATGATTGTATTTGGTAGCCCTGAATATATTGAAATAAAACCCTATGCTCATGATACTTATGTGTGGAATCATGCAGGAAAAGACATGAATTTTTATCATCCCTCGGTCAAACCAATGGTGGTTGTTGGAGATTTGTTAAGTCGGTTGGGTGGGCAGGTAATTTGTGATCCTTTCCTTGGTTCTGGCACAACCCTAATCGCATGTCAGCAACTTGGACGGAGATGTGTAGCAATGGAAATTTGCCCTGCGTATGTAGATGTTTGTGTAAAACGCTACATAAACCACGTCGGCACATCAGAGGACGTATATGTCGAGCGTGATGGCAAGAAACTACACTGGAGTGAAGTGAGCGATGAGGGAACGATTTGAAAGGTTCACATGGTATGATGAAGACGGTAATGTGATCCCGCATGCCGAGGTTTATAATTATTCCGAATGTGTGGTTCATGTGAAAATCACAATTAGGTGTACAATAGAGGGATTGCCCGTGTTGGAGTACAAAACAGATTTGCAGTGAAGTGAGCAATGGCTAGGTTACCACACACATTCAAGGTGAGAATTTGTCGAATTCCCGTGATGACGTTGCATTTGGAGGTTATACCGGGTCGTATTCGGAATCGTACCGTGGAGATGAATATTCGGGCCAAGATAACTGAGCATAGAGGCCGACTGTACTTCTGCAAGTTCCTTACCGCTTTATGCTCTCTGTGGCCGGCGAGATTATTGACTATTGATATGGATGAAGTGAGCGATGAGGGAAGGAACTAAACATAGAAAAGCATTTGATTACTATTATGGTTTGGGGGATGATCGTACTTCACAGATGGTTGCCAATCGGTTCTCAGTCTCGCGGCGGTCTGTGGAAGTATGGAAAAAAGAATTCAACTGGCAAGAGCGGATTCAGCAGCGTGATATTGAAAACGCAAAGCGAATAGAGAAGAAAACTGATAATACAATAGTCAACGCAAAGGCAGACTATCGTTTCTGGATAAAGAAGCGACTGAAGGAGATAGAGACTGAATACAATTATCTGTCAAGGGTCTATGGAACAGCAAAAGAGAAGATAGAGAAAGGTGAAATCGAGGTTGGGAGTATCAAGGATTTGACGGATCTATCGAGAGTTATGCAAGGTGTGGATAAAGAGCGTCGCGAGTTTGTGAAGCTAGATATGCTTCTGATAGGAGAGGCGACGGACAGACATGAGCATGAGGGCGAGTTGAGTGGAACTCTAGCTTTTGTGATTGACTATGGAGATAGTGAAGAAGAAAGTTGAGGCAAATAAAAAGCAGTTTGAGTTTCTTCGCAGAACCGAGAAACGCATAAACATACTTTACGGCTCCGCCGACTCAGGCAAGTCATGGTCTATCGGCCAGCATCTCCTTTTTAACAAGTTCTTGGCGGAAGACAAAGTCAGACTACTGGTGGCCAGAGGGACAGGCCCGGCACTCAAGAGATCCTGCTGGTTGCTGATGAACGACTTGAGGATGCAATATGATCTTCCTGTGAAAATAAACAAGTCTGAGTTGACTATGTCAACTAATGGAAACACCATATTCTTTGTGCCATTGGACGATGTAGAGAAATTAAAGTCGTTGGAGCAGCCCAATTATGTCTGGGTGAATGAAGCCACAGAATTGACATACAAAGACTATCTGCAATTGAACGTCAGGTGTCGTGGTAACAATTCCAATGGTATCAACCAGTTATTCTTTGATTTCAACCCCATAGATGAGAACAGCTTCTGGAAAGACATCGTAGAAAATCCGCCAGAGAATGTGGCTGTCTTACACTGCACCTGTGAGGATAACCGATTCGCTAATCCCGATGACATCGCAGAACTCGACAGACTGAAAGAACAAGACCCGGTGTACTACAAAATTTACCGCTTAGGTATCTGGGCTTCTCCTACCAACATCATATACACCAATTGGGACATTGTGGACGAATGGCCTGAGGATGACTGGTTTGATGAGATTATATATGGGGTTGACTTCGGGACAACTAATCCGTCGGCAATTATTGAAATTGGGATCAAAGATTGGGAACTATGGGAACGGGAGATTTTATATGAAACGGGGTTATCTCCTAGTATGTTTCTGACTAGATTAGAAGACTTGGATATGGACAAAAATAGGCCTATATATGCGGATAGTGCTATGCCTGGAATGATTACCGATATGGAAAACAATGGTTGGTTGGTCTATCCGAGTAAGAAAGGGCAAAATTCAGTTTTCGAGGGCATAAGAAAAGTTAAAGATTTCAGAATACATATGCATAGTGACAGTGTGAATCTCAAGAAAGAACGGAAGGGATATAAACTTAGAGAAGATAGAAACGGCAATGCTATTGAAGGTAACCCAGTTAAATTTCGTGACCATTTGATGGATGGTGAAAGGTACGCAATTTTCACTCATTTTGATGATACCGGTACTTTTAGAGTGGTGTGCTAGACATGGCAAAAGGCAGAATAAAAAGAGTATTGAGATCAGTCACCAGCCGCTTTGACCAGGGATGGGCTACGATAGCACAGCTTCTGAAGCCGGAGGCCAAGGGAGCTATAGGATATCTGGATTGGAAGACACAAATATCAAAGTACAGCGGCACTACATATGCCTGTATACGAAAGATAGCCACCAGCGTTGCGAGTGTTCCGCTTCATCTCTACACATTCGAGGGTACATCGGCGGGAAGTTCCAGAACACGAACGGTCCCTGATAACCAGCGGGAGTATCTTTTCTCTCTTGAATACGTTCAAAGGGCTATGCAGCTCTACGGGCGCGAGGGACTGGTGGAAATTTACGATCACGAGGCACTCGACTTGCTGTCAAATGTAAATGCAAAAATGACGAAGCACAACCTCTTGGACATGACTGTGACACACCAGGAGCTAACCGGGAACTGCTATTGGAAGGTCAATTTCAAGGGCAATGGGAATGGGAAGAGACCCGAATCGCTCTGGTTACTCTTTTCCGAGTATGTGACCATAGAGCAAAATAAAGATGGTACGGTGAAGGAGTATAAGTACAAGCCCGGCAAGAACGAGAAGGTATACAAGCCAGAGGAGATTATTCATCACTGGTATCCGGGTCCGTTTTCCCAAGTCTACGGGTTTTCCCCTGTGGTGGCTGCGTCGAGAGCGATCAACGTGGAGGAGAACATATTCAAGTATCAGGATGCCATGTTTAAGAATATGGGCGTTATCCCTGCCATGATTATCTCCGAGGGTCGGGTTGGACCGGAGGAGAAAGAACGGTTCGAGAAGCGATGGCTTGAGAAGACCCATGGGGCGGAGAACTGGTTTAAGATACCTATGCTACTTCAAGGTAAGATGCGGGTTGAAAAAGTGGGTATCGTTCCTTCTGAGATGGCCTTCCTTGACGGTGCCAAGATGGCGAGGGAATGGATAGCCAATGACATAGGCGTACCCCTCAGCGAGTTGACCATGGAAAGCTCCAATAGGGCAGTTGCAGACGCGGGTAATACTGCATTCTTGAGGCATACCGTAAAGCCCCGGACGGTGATGATAGCGGAGGAACTAACGGAGAGTCTGTCTCCTATGTACGGTGAGCCGCTGATTTGGGCGTTTGACGATCCTGTACCCGAAGACAAGAGGCAGGCATTGCTTGAGCGCAAGACGAATCTTTCTGTCGGGTATAGCAGCCCCGATGAGGAACGGGCAAAAGAGGGGTTGGAGGGCGTGCCTGGTGGAGATAAAGTACACATCCCGATGAACATGGTGCCCCTAGGCTCGTCACCTCAGATGACTGAGGAGCAGATGGACAGTTTCGTTGAGCAGGTGATCGCAAGAGCATGGGAGAAGATCAACCACAAATGAGCGCTGGTGCAGAAATTATAGAGAGGGCCTCGGACGCTTTGACCGAGCTATATCGGATAGATAAGTGGAAGAACTTCATCATCCGCAATGATCAGCATTACTACCGGTTCCGTGCTGGTGTGGTGGAGTTGTTCAACAGGCAGGAGAAGGATGTAATATCGAATCTGGATAATTTTAAGTCTATTAAGGCAGATTTCCTAGTTGAAATAGAAGAGATAAGACAAGCTAATGATGACATATTCGATATTCGCAAATGGCGGCTTATATTCGAGGAGTTCGGGCAATTGCTTCTGCCAGAGGTCGTTCAAGATAGAGGGGAGAAGGAGCTTGGACAACTGATGATAGGTGTTGAGTTTGATGTTGAGAATCCGCGCGTGGTGGAATTCTTGAATACGAAGGTGCGGAAATTCAGCCTCGAAGTGAATGACACCACGCTTGATGACCTCTACAAGACGCTGACCGCAGGGGTGAAAGAGGGTGAAGGCATCCCAGCCCTGAGAAAGCGCGTCAAGGCTGTGTTCACCGAGGCGACGACCTCGAGGGCCGACAATATAGCACGCACTGAGGTGATAGGGTCAAGCAATTTCGGGGCGCATGAGGCTTATATTCAATCAAACGTAGTTGAATCCGAAGAGTGGTTAGCGACGAAAGATGATAGAGTAAGAGAAAGCCATGCACGAATTGACGGAGAGACTAAACCACTTGAGAGTAAATTCTCTAATGGGCTTAGATATCCAGGAGACCCCAACGGGCCGCCCGAGGAGGTTTGCAGGTGCCGCTGCACCATTCTGCCCATAGTGGCGAAGGAGTGAAGGCACTGAACCAATATGGACGTGTTGAGCTTTCGCGACATACTAGAGAAATGCATAACTGAGCATCTTGAAACGGATATCTTTATGAAGAACAGCAACTACCAGATGGGCGGTTGCTTTACATGCTATGTACTTGAGATATCCGCTGGACTGGTTCATGGAACGACCAAGGGCGTTGCATGTGCGATTCATCAAGATATATTCATATTACTTGATGAGATAGCGGCGGTTGAGTACAGAATTGAATAGGAAGCAAGATGGACATTGATATGGATAACGTAATGGATTTGTATCTCAGAATAGAGGAGGTTTCCCATATCGCATAATGACTAAGTTTAGGAATGGCTTGAAATATCCCGGCGATCCGGATGGTACTGCCGGAGAAGTCATTAACTGCAGATGCACCATTCTGCCGATAGTGGCGAAGGAGTGATTGATGGAATTGCCTCAGGGTCCAACAGAAACAATAATAGTGCCACCAAGTAAAGAAAACAAACTCGATCTACCCTCAAAGTTCCAGGTGAAATACAAGTGGCCATCTATATATAAGAATGAAGCCTTTTATGATTATCTTGAGGAATTATTTCAAGGAGCTGGCTATGAAGTTAGCGGCTATGGTGATGATGGAAAGGGCAATTACCATATGAGCTTCAGGTTAACTGAGCAGAAAAGCCATATAGACGCAATCAGAGATATCCTCCAAAGGTGTAGAGAAGACCATTTGCCAGTTGACATCTACACGAGACAGGATGGAGTTTTTCGCGGATATGTTGCTGAAGTACCTGAAGAAGATACTGGTGTTGTACGGTTGCGCTCCCAACAGAGAGGTTCAGGTAGTTGTATTCTGGTAAATGGAATAATATGTGTAATATCCCAGGTAAGGAAACCGGGTTATCACGATGTAGGGCAGTTCTATCGTGAATGAAAGAGGGAGAAATGGAAAAAGAAATAGGCGGATATTTGATACCTTTGGGACCCAAAATAACACGGCTTGGTCTTTTTGAAGATAAATTATACTGGCAGTGGGAAAATGGACAAATCGGCTGCATGAGGGCAGATAATGCAATACGGTTATATACTTTGTTAAGCCAGATAATGCTGACTAAATATTGCTTTCAATGTGACTTGGAGACAGGTGCTTGGTTTACCGAATTACAGGCAAAGGATGGAACACCGGTGCATATATATACCACTCCTCTACAAATATCGGATGACGAGTTCCATAAGAGAGTTGAAGAGCTTGATGTGTCCCGAAGTGATATGGAGTCTCTTTTGGAGAAGGTGAATCTTCGTTGTACCGGGGAAAGCGGGACTTAAAATATGACCTAATTTAAAACACACATAAATTGTGAAAAAGCCCGGGTGAGCAGGGAGAGTTTATCTCAAGCCTCACCCGGGCTTTTTCTTTTTCTGCTCATCCGGGCCGATGAGGTGGGTGACATGATCAACTTAACGACACAGCATATGAAACTCAAGGATGTGTTGGGTGATCTGACCAGCTATGTCGAAAGGACAAAGAACAGGCGATTCTCCGACTACGCGGCAGCTATCAAGGAAGCCTTTGGCGAGGTCGCTGATGATGCTATTTTCGTGCGTCGATTCTTCACACCGACGGATCTTGAATTCTCAGACGAGGAAAAAGCTATAGTCGGCACCATCACAAGCCTGCAAAGAGACGCATATAATGAAGTAGTTCTGCCTGAAGGTCTCAATGAGGATATGTACTCCGGCATAGTCTTGTATAACCATGACTACTGGAGAGATGACATACCCCACGCCCGGAATATGTGGATCAAACCAAAAGTTGACAAGACATCTCTCGTAGCCAAGACGGGCTATCTCACAGATCTGTCAGAACTGGGAAGGAAAGTCTATCAATACCGCGAGAAGAAGTACCCTATGGGACAGAGCATCGGCTTTAAGCCGCTAAAATGGATCACTCCCGATGATGATGGATATGAGAAAGTATACGACGACTGGAAAGAGCGTTATACGCGGATGATGCTCGAACGCGGTATCAAGAAAAGCAAAATAGACACAAGTGTGCCTGACGCATTCTATACCAAGTGGGCGTTGCTGGAATACTCAGATGTATTTGTGCCCGCGAACCCCGACGCGGTGCAGATGGCTGTGAGCAAAGGGTTGATATCACAAGACCAAGCAGATGAATATACAATTGTTAAGCCAGACGAAGAAAGAGAGAGAGAACCAGAAGCCTTTAGGGATTTAGAGCAGTTTTATCAATCGACGGAGGAATGGGAATATGATGTTGTTTAAGTATGGCTTCGAGTTGGGCTATTCTAGCGATCATATCTTTCATGGATTGATTCTGTTGTGTGGTTACAAGTTCAAGGTTCTCAGGAGAATTATTAGATCGATTTGCATCTTTGTGATGGATGTGTTCCCAGCGTTTGAGAGGACGGCCAAGTACTTGAGACATTACAAGTCGATGTTCATAAACTTCTCCTCGTATATCCGCCATTGGGTTGCCGGGTTTCCAAAGTTTGATATAGCCATTAGAATTTACTTTTCTTCTTTCAGGCAAGGGGCGGCCTATTTCCAACCAGGTAAATTTATCAGCACATTTCTTACAGCAACCTGTATAAAAGGGACGACGCATTTGCTTAATCAGGTTATGGAAATTGACTGCACGCGATTGTTTACATTTGCCGCAAGTGATAAAGACAAAGCGACGATTTTTCCCACCTTGTCTTTTGAGACAAAGACTATCCCAATCAATAATAGACCCCAATTTTCCTATAATTTGCTTGCCGTTAAACTTTTCCTTTGCATCTTTCAGCAAATTATGTTGCCTAGTTTGAAGACCTTGTTTAACAGAATCTGTTGTTCTTTTCTTACCTTTTGGAAAAGCCATAGACTCTCACCTCCGAGAGTACTATACCATAGCCAAATGAATAATGTCAATTCAATTATGGAGGTGCAATATGCCTTATGAACAAGAACATTCATGTAGGTTATCCTCGCCTGATAAATATAGCAAATTTAGGAGGGGTAAGCGGGAGCATGAAGGGAAAGAATATAGCGTTATTTATGGAAAACTGAAAGACGACGATAAATGGGAAGAGCAAGCATATCGCTACAACAAGGAAATATGGTCAGTATCTGAGGCAAAAGCGCATTGTCAAGACCACGAAGGTACATTCGAGGCAGCTAAGGAGGATTCGGCCGCTGGTGATGGCGATATCATTCAGCGGATTCAGAAAGACGTAGCAAGGCTTGAGGCGGAAGTCGTGGCATTAAAGACGGCACAGCCTCAGAACACTCCCGTAGATCAAGAAGAAATGGCGGGAGCGATCAG